AAGATAAGTGAACAAGTTACTAAAGACTCAGGTAAGTACTTTAGTATGAAAGATGCGTCATCAGTTATTGCTGATTACTTCGAACAGTTCTCAGGTCTTAAGAAGTGGCTTGACGATGGTAAACAATTTATTCAAGACAATGGATTTATGTACTCTTTCTTTGGAAGAAAAAGAAGATTACCTAATGTGTTTTCTTCGGATAAAGGCATAGCTTCACATGAGGTAAGGTCTGGTATTAATTTCTTAGTACAGTCTATCGCCTCTGATGTCAATTTACTAGGTGGTATTGAGATGAATGATTATATCAAAAAGACTGGTATGAAAGCAAAGATATTTGCACTTGTTCATGACTCCATTCTAGCAGAAGTGCCAGACTGTGAGATAAACAGATACTCCCAAGAGTTACAGAACTTCATACAAAAAGATAGAGGACTTTCTATCCCAGGCACTCCAATTGGTTGCGACTTCGATATAGGCGAAGACTACTCATTTGGTAAGTTTGAGAAGAAGTATGAAACTCTCTGATATACAGTTCCCCGTCTATGTAGTACACACAGATGATGTCGTCTCTCGGGACGGCATACTCTGGTGTGAAGGACAAGTAATAGACGACAAGAATGTAAGTGGGGAAACTATTGGTAAAAGAAGATTATCAACGCCCTACAAAAATTTATACAGTTTAAGAATTATGCTAGAGGATTATCTTTCTATGTTTAAGCATGGAGGAAAAAACTATGTAGACTCTAGTGGTAAGTTTTTCAGATACGAAAAGAGTATGAAAGCTAACCTAATTTATAAAAAGATAAGACGAGTAGAAAAGAAAGATGTACTAACACTAGTCTGGGTAGACAGTGTACCCTTTCCTTTCGAGGTAAAGAGACCCCCGCAGTTACAATTTAAGTATGCAGGTATTCTTTACATTAATAAACAACCCTCGTATTTGTACAACTTTAGTACAGATATGAAAAAAACAACATGGAGAAAAATATGAAAAAATTATTATTTTGGATTATAGATTGCTGGAGAGTCGTTATGGATAATCGATTCAACCCGCTAAGACACATACCCGATGCATCAATACAAGCGTACTTTACACTTGTGCTGTTTACTATGTGGTCAATATTCTTCGGATTTATAGCTACTTATTATATGGGCTGGTATGGTTACGACATAGTAACTTCTATCATTGTCCACTTAGTAGTCGTAATACCAATTATATTTACTAACATTGTATTTCACGAAGCTGAAAGAGATGGACGCAACTGGTATACAGAACATAGACAAGAGCAGTGGAAGAAGAAATTATTTCCACGAGGCAAAGCTAATGTAATTAAATGGGATATAGATAACGAAGCATGAAGATAGTAATAGAAATAGATACGGATAACGACCAGGATATAAGAACTATCGAAGAGCTTATCGCACTATTAAGAAAGAATGAAAGCAGTTCTAAGTAACAGAATATTCATGGAAGTTACTACTGCTTATCAGTCGAAACTTGATGAAGAACTAACATATGCAATACCTGCAAGGAATCCTATGGACCCGCCTTTCATAATAAAGAATATGGCAGTAGTTAGAAGAGGTTTAGTTACTATACCTATCGGAAGAATGGATTTGATACCAGAGGACTACGAGATAGTTGATAAACGAACAACCATGCCAGTAGACCCTCTTGACTTTAAGTTTACTTTACGACCTTCGCAACAAGAAGTGTATAACTCACTAGACGACAGCGCTATAATAAACGCTTGGGTCAGTTGGGGAAAGACTTTTACTGCGTTAGCAATCGCAGGTAAGCTGCAACAGAAAACACTTGTTGTTACTCATACACTTTCACTGCGAGCGCAGTGGGAAAAAGAGTGCGAAAAAGTATTCGGGGTCAAGGCGGGTGTGATTGGTAGTGGAAAGTTTGAAATAGATGCTCCAATCGTAATCGGGAATGTGCAAACTTTGTACCGACGACAGAAGGATATACACAATGTTTTCGGGACTATCATACTCGATGAAATGCATCACGTCTCCTCGCCGACCTTTACACGAATTGTCGACTCTAATCGAGCCAGATATAAGATAGGACTTACTGGAACTATGGAACGTAAGGACGGACGTCATGTGGTATTTAGAGATTACTTCTCGAATACAGTATATAAACCACCAAAAGAAAACTACCTCAAACCTCATGTAAAAGTAGTAAAAACAGGAATAAGATTCATGGACGGAGCGCATACACCATGGGCAGAGCGAGTGAATCAACTTGCCTATGACTACGAGTATCAGAACATGGTAGCACTTATGGCAGCCAAGTATGCCGCGATTGGACACAAGGTTCTTGTAGTCAGCGATAGAGTTGACTTTCTAAAGCGTTGTGCTAAGATGGTAGGCAGTAATGCAATCTGTGTAACAGGGGATGTTCCACACGAGAAAAGAGCTGAACTTATTAAAGATATATTTACAGAAAAGAAAGACATATTGTTCGGAACACAAAGTATATTTTCGGAAGGCATATCCCTAGACTGTCTTAGTTGCCTAATTTTAGGTACTCCCGTGAATAATGACCCACTACTAACACAGCTTATAGGAAGAATCATAAGAGTATACGAGGGTAAACCTCAACCTGTTATTCTAGATTTGCACCTCGTTGGCAAAACTGCTACGAAGCAAGCTAATGCAAGAATGGGTTACTATATAAAAGAGGGCTATGATGTTTCCGACATATAGCATAGAAAAATATTTCTTGACACGAGTTCATAATTTTGGTATAATATATGATATTGTTTAATTGGGAAAAGATTAAAACAGAGAGCAAATATAAGGTTGGTGATATTCTTACTATCCTTCATATCTTGACGTATAAACTTCCACCAGTAAACAAGAATGACAGAATATATAAATATTGGCAAAAGAGTTTTCATGGACACAGTTTCCTTGTTAACCCTGAATGTTTGTTTATTCAAAGAAGGAGATATTCGGATAGCGAGATTGCCCAGTACGCAGGTATCGCGTCGCTGCGCAACTATTACGAGTATCAAAAAACAAAAGATACTACACTAGACCTCTTACACTTCTCAGGAAAGATAGAGGTTATTAAAAACAATAGATTACTACGAGTAGAGAATGATAGAATACATTTTCTATTTGAAGAAATCACTAAAGGAGAAATGACATGGCATTGAGTTTTAATCAAGCTAAGGGCGAAGCCCAAAAAAATAAAATCGATAGTTACCAATATGTAGAAGGCGACAATATCGTAAGAATGGTCGGGGATATCTTACCTAGATATGTCTACTGGCTAAAAGGTGAAAACGGAAAAAATTTACCATTCGAATGTCTATCGTTCGATAGAAACACAGAAGCATTTAACAACGTAGAGAAGGATTGGGTTAGAGAATATCACCCAGAGCTTAAATGCGGCTGGAGTTATGCAATTCAGTGTATACACGATGGTAAAGTAAAAGTACTAAACCTAAAGAAAAAACTGCTAGAGCAAATTATGGTTGCAGCAGAAGACCTAGGTGACCCAACAGACCCTGAAACAGGGTGGGACGTTCACTTCAAGAGAGTGAAAACAGGACCAATGGCTTATAACGTTGAGTATCAACTACAAGCATTGAAATGTAAACCAAGACCTTTAACTGAAGCAGAGCAAGAAGCAATGACTGAGCTAAAGTCTATGGACGAAATCTTAACAAGACCAACTCCAGACGCTCAGAAAGAACTTCTAGACAGACTTAGAGAAGGCGCATCTAACTCAGAACCTGATAAAGCAATCAGCGATGAATTCGATATTTCTTAAAAGGATAAGTTCGTAATATGATTCTATTTACTGCAGATTGGCACATAAAATTGGGACAGAAGAATGTACCTTTGGAATGGGCGAAGAATCGTTATCAGATGTTTTTTAATCAAGTATCTGAAATTGAAGAAGATGTTGACCTGCATATCATAGGTGGGGATTTGTTTGACCGAATCCCCACTATGGACGAACTAAGTCTTTACTTTCAGTTTGTAAAGAATGTTAATGTACCTACAGTTATCTTTGATGGTAACCATGAGGCTACTCGTAAAAACAAAACATTTTTTACAAACTTAAAAGAAGTTACAGCAAGTATTAATCCACTAGTAGAAGTAGTGGACGAGACATGGATAGGAGAGTGGGGTGCAGAGGCAAAACCTTTGTGGACTATTCTTCCCTATGCCGACTTGCATAAGAAAAAGAGTATAGAATCTATTGAGTCTCCTATACTATTTACTCATGTTCGTGCAGAGATACCACCTCATGTAGTACCAGAAGTAGACTTAGAAAGATTTGATAAGTTTGACATTGTGTTTGCAGGAGACTTACATGCTCATAGCAATACACAACGCAACATAGTATATCCAGGCAGTCCTATGACGACTAGTTTTCATAGACACCATGTTAAGACAGGATATATACTAATAGATGAGGATTGGTCTTGGACTTGGCATGAGTTCACTCTTCCTCAACTGTTAAGAAGAACAGTAGAAGACCCTGCTGAAATGGTACAAACAGAGTTTGACCATACAATATACGAGATTGAAGGAGATGTCTCAGACCTAAGTAATATTAAGAATAGCGAATTATTAGATAAGAAAGTAGTAAAACGAAAAACAGAAGCTACTCTAATACTAGGTAAAGAGATGTCTATAGAAGAAGAATTAAACGAGTACCTAAGCTACATATTAGAATTAGGAGACGACAAAGTTAAACAAATTTTAGGAGTATTCAGTGATTACGCTAAAGAAGCTGACGTGGAATAACTGTTTTAGTTATGCAGAAGACAACGAGTTACTACTAGACAATAGTAGTGTAACTCAGCTCGTGGGTACTAATGGAGCAGGTAAGAGTTCTATACCATTGATATTAGAAGAAGTATTATTTAATAAGAACTCCAAAGGAATTAAAAAAGCAGACATACCGAACAGGCATGTAAACAATGGTTATGATATATCCATAGACTTTAGTGTAGAAGATGACGAGTATAAAATTGATGTAATTCGTAAAGCTAGTATAAAAGTGAAGTTATATAAGAACGGAACAGATATCTCTAGTCATACTGCTACTAACACTTATAAATCAGTAGAGGAGATACTTGGAATAGACTTCAAGACATTCTCACAGATTGTATATCAAAATACTAATGCTAGTTTACAATTCTTAACTGCCACAGATACTAACAGAAAAAAATTCTTAATAGATTTGTTACAGTTAGATAACTATGTAAAATACTTTGATGTATTCAAGGAGTTGTCTAGAACTTTAAGTTCAGATGTTTCACGAGTACAAGGCAAAATTGATACAATTAATAAATGGCTCTCAAACAATAATCTCGAGAGTATAGAGTTATTGCCAAAATTAAAAATAGAATTTATAAATGAAGAAGATGAAAAGAATTTGCGTTCTTTACAACTAGAGTTTGAAAATATCTCCGATATTACGAAAAAAATTAATCAAAATAATTTATACAAAAACCAGTTGGAGTCAATAGATTTAGCCAAAGCTAAAGAGATAATAGCTACTCATAAAAAAGAAAGTACTTCATTCTTAAAAGAAAGTTTAGGTACTTGGAAGTCAGAGCTATCTCATGAAATAAGAATGAGAGATAAGTATGAAAACTTAAAAAACTCTGAAACTAGAGAGTGCCCAACTTGCTCACAAGATATAGACTTAGATTTTGTAGAAGTAGAGTATCAAGAGCATAACAAAAGAGCACAGTACAATAGTAATGAAATTAAAAAAATAGAAAGCAACATAGTAGAGAAAGAAAGAATAAATGCAAAGCTACATAGTGCTAATAGTAATGTCGAAGAGTGGGAAGACTTCTTTGCAAGAATAGATAAAACCTTGCCAAGTCAAATACCTAATGCACTGAATTTAGAAGCAGAGAT